TTTCTGTATTTGTTAAGTCTTTGTAGTACTTTAAATTGAAATGTAAAAATATATCACATGAAATATAAACAACTAAAGAAGTATAGAATATATAATGAATTAATAATCTATTAACTAACAACTAACTATTGATATATATGTTGTTAGCTTTTTTTGGCTCTTTTCTGAAGTAGTACTATTAAGTAAATAAAAAAATAATTGAGATTTAAAGGCTTTTAGGCTCTTTTGTGCTATAAAAAAGAGGCTTTTCAAACTTCTGTTTTAGCTTGTAACCGTTGCAAGAGTAGCAATTGATAGAAATTACACAAAAATTACACTTGTTTTTTAACTTTCAACTTCTCAATCGTTAGAGTACCAAGCGTTTGATAATATCGCAACGGCTCCTATACTGCGAACAGTGCATGAAATCAGCCAAAAGCCAAAAGGGTGGGTGCGTATGCCACCCCAATGCCTACTCCCCCATGCGTGTGCTCGTGTATTAGTCTCTCCAGAATTATAAAACCATAAAAAAGATCCTTCGAAATCATCCAATTTTTTAAAAAAACACAAAAAAGCCTGTTAACATAACTGCTAATTTTTTAAAATAAAGTAGTATAATACAAACACTTGTTCTCAAAACACCCATCTATTTAACATAATATTTTCTCAAAAATGGATAACATAACGACAAAAATGGTAGCTTATGGTAAACAAAGTATCAAAAATCCTCGGCAAAACATTTTTAAAATTGATTTTTAAGGCAGATTATGGTAAACTATATATTGGAGGCTGGGGAGATGAAAGAAAAGTTAGAGGATTTAAAAGAGAGGCTAGGAAGTTGGTTGACAGCTTTAATAGTATTCTCGCCATTAATATATGCATTTGCGAACTACTTTTGGGCAACAGTAGGGATAATAATAGGTATAATAGTATCACCACACATAGTTTTGTTTTTAATAGATGTATGGGATTCAAAGAAAAAGGGTTTATTAATAGCAGCGGCTATAGGAGTTTTGTTAGTATTCTGTAGCATGCAAACACCAGAAAGCACGAGAAGCATAGCTAGTGCATCCGAGACTGTATATATAACAAACACAGGGCACAAATATCACAGAGATGGATGCAGATACTTAAGATACTCACAGTCTTCAATAAGCGAGTCAAAAGCGATAGAGAGAGGTTATGGAGCATGCAGTGTATGCAACCCATAAAAGTTTACCGATTATGAGGAAGCTTATATATTATAATGAAATCAAAGATAGATGCACTAGGGGAAAACCTGGTGCATTTTTTGATGGAGGAAAAAATGGATAAGATAGTAAATGACAAAGTAGACAATTACCTAGTAGAGATGGAAGGAATCTTCAAAGAAGCTGTAGAGAAGAACAAGGAATTAAATGAAGAGCTTGACAAGAAGGTAAAGGTATTAATAGACGAGCATGATGCGAAGGCAGAAGTAAAGAGGTATCAGAAGGTAAAGGATTTAAGTGACTACATAGCATTAACTATCTCAATGCCATTAGAAGATAGAATCAAAGAAGAGATAATCGAGAGTATATTAAGGGAGTTGAAGAAGGATGAACTTTCCTAGAAAAGGGGAACATGGATTCCCAAAGAAATATGAATCAGCGGACTTACTAATGGAGAAGATTGAAGAATACTTTAACGAAACGCATCCAAAGGAGCAAACGAGGGCAGGCTTATGTGTATACTTAGGCATCACAACGAGGACATTTGCGAACTGGCTATCAGGCACGCAAGGAGAAGAGATGAAGATGGCAGTAGAGTGGGCAGCAACGAGGATAGAGCATAAATGGGAGTTAGACTTAAGCACAAGACCAAACCCATCAGGCCCAATCTTTGCATTAAAGCAATATGGATGGAGAGATAACCAAGACGTAGAGTTAAAGAGCCAAGGTTTCGAGATTGTATGTAATGTTCCAAGACCAGAAGAAAAGTAGGAAATTTTCCTGTATTTAGAGAATACCAGAACGGTTTTCTACTATATATATAGGAGTGAAGCATGAAGGAAAAGATTGAATTAAAATACATCCCAAATAAGAGGCAAGAGGAATTTCATAGATCTTCAGAGACGTATGTAGTATATGGTGGAGCTCGTGGAGGCGGAAAGACTTGTGCGTTAGTAAACGAGGCATTCATGTGGGGATGTGAGCATCCTGGTGCGAATATGTTTATATTCAGGGAGACTTATACAGCATTAGAGCAAAACGTTATCAGGGAGTGGAAAGAATCAATCCCAGCAGAAGTGTATAAGTATAATGAGTCGAAACATATAGCGAAGCTATTTAATGGAACAACGATTTCGTTTGGATTCGTAAACAATGAAGATGATGCGAGAAAGTATCAAGGATCGAATATAGATTGGATAGGCATAGACGAGTTAACAAAGCATACGGAGAAGGAAGTACAATTACTACTAACCTGCTTAAGGTCGGCAAAAGGATTCAAGCCAAAGTTTCGAGGCACTTGTAACCCTGGAGGCATAGGTCATCTATGGGTAAAGGAGAATTATATCGTAGCTACAGAGTATGGGAAAAAGGTAGTAACAGATGAGCAATATGGAATCACTATAAAGTTTATACCAGCTACGGTATATGATAATGAAGTTTTAATGGCAAACGATCCTGCGTATGTAAAGAGATTAGAGAACCTACCAGAGAATGAGAAACAGGCATTCCTATATGGAAACTGGGACATCTTCGAGGGTAGGTTTTTTGGCGAGTGGACTGAGAGCACGCATGTATGTAAACCATTCGAGATTCCAAAAGAGTGGAAGAAGTATGTATCGATTGACTGGGGATATAAAGATTATTGCGATGTTTTATGGCATGCTGTAGATGGAAAGCATATTTATACATATAGAGAGCTTCATGTCAAAGAGACGAGTGTGAGAGATGTAGCACACATGATTAAATCACTAATGACGTATGATGAGAGAATCGAGTACTGGGTAGGCTCGCCAGATATGTGGCAAACTCGTGGTACTGGAGATACGATTCATGGTCAAAACATAGCAGACATTTTTGCAGGCGAAAGGATTTATTGGCAGAAAGCTCGTAATGATAGAATCATAGGTTGGCAAGTAATGAGAGAGCAGATGCTAAACGCAGAGGATGGAAAACCAAAGTGGCAAGTATTTAGTTCGTGTGCGAACATAATAAGATGTTTACCACTAGCTCAATATGATGATAAGAATATAGAAGACATGGCAACAGAGCCTCATGAGATAACGGATGCGTTAGACTCAGCAAGGTATTTTTTAATGTCAAGACCGCATGCAGCTCGTGAGGCTGTAAAAGAGAAGGTCGGATTCTACACAGATTCAGAAAAAGAAGATTACTTAGGAGAGAGAAGACCAACCCTAAAGCGAATGAATAGTGTAGATTTAAGGAGGAGAAAATGTTAGGACTAGAGATTGTAGAAGTGATTATCCTAATCTCGATAGCGATAGAAGGAGCACTGCTATTATATAAGAAGGAAGATGAAGAAGAGCATAGAGGAAGACGTGATATTTATGGCACGTTTAAGAACCCTTTAGCAGATTCGTATAGAAAAAACCAAAGAGGTCAGTATGTACCAATCAGACCTAACGAAAAAATGATAGAGCATTCAGGAGATGATGAATAGTGGAGACAAGATTAAATTTAGAAGATCCTGTACAAGGCTCAAGACTAGACCGAGAGGTATGGGAATGGGAGCACAGGCCAAAGACTGCTGAAGAGCTATACATGTATCGTCAAAAGTTGTTTGGTTCACCAGAGATTGAAGCAACACGCCCAATCTTAGATAACTATAGAGCTGCGTACATTGCAAAAGATAATGCAGGCTTGTTCGATGAGATGGAGCTTGCAGAGAGGTATTGGGCTGGAGATTTTGGCCAACCAGAGGACTATGATGATCCAGGCTCAAATACAAATATCATAAACACCAATGTAGAAACACAAGTAGCATCAATGGTAGACCAGAGTATAGATATAGAATTAAAACCTTACGAGCCAGCGGATAAACCGTATGTAGAAAAGGCTCGTTTAATTTTGGATAGAATCAAAGATGTTAATCATCTTCCAAAGAAAGTTGAAAGACACGAGAGAAGATTAGATAAGTTTGGAACTGGAATTTTTAGAGTAATGTATAACAAGAAACTTATCGATAAGATTGGATGCCCTGAGATAACAGTAAGAAATCCTGCGTATGTATTCCCAGATCCAAACATTGTAAATATAGATGACTTACAAGAAGCAGAGTTTATTATAGAGACAATCCCAAAAAGTTTGTATTGGGCAGAGAAGAAATTTGGAAAAGAAAGAGCTTGGGCGATAGCTCCAGGTTATAACCCTATCGATACACAATTCGTATTCAGAGAGAACTTTGCAGCTAATTATGATGTAGCAGGCGACCATTATCTACATATATTATATTGGACTCATACAAAGAATGGGAAGCTAAGATTGATACAGCTATCTGGTTGCGGAATAGTATTATCTGATTCAGAAAAAGATAAGGAGACTAACTATTTCACAGACGATGGGAGATACCCATACTTCTTTACAACATACATGGAAAGAGAAGGTACAATCTGGGGAAAGAGTATTTGCTCGTTATTATTCTCACTTCAAGATGAGATTGATGACTACACAAATATGATTCGTAGAAACGCAAGACTAATCGGAAACCCTGTAAAATTAGTAAGCACATCTTCAGGCATAGAAATTGATAAACTAGATAACTCAGCAGGCCAAGTAATTCCAACGAATGACATAAACGGAATGAAGTATATGGATCCTCCGACAATGCCAGCATTTATACAACAAAGAAGAGCAGAGGCGATGTCAGAGAGAGTAATAATAAGTAGAATATCAGACCAACAATCAGGAGTAAGACAAGCAGGAGTACAAACAGCAACCGAGAGTTTGAACCTAGCTCAGTCTGCGAATGTTGCGACCGATACTCGTAAGACAATGTTACAAGATACACTAAACGATGTATTTAGATATTGTTTTGATTTAGCATTAAACTATTGGAATGTAGGTATGTTCTTCCAGACCGATGATGATTTTGAGTTTATCAAGCCATCAGATTTGAAAGAGATACCAATGATGAAACCAGTAACTCCACAATACTTGGAGAGTTTCATGTCAAAGAATCCGAATGCAGAACCACCAAAGTTCATGCTAAACGAGAAACAAAAGAGAAAAATAAAGCTTGTATTCAATGTACAAGTTGGAGCAGGTTTGCCAACAAACAAGGCAGTAGCATTCAACTATATCCTAGAAGCTTACAAGGGTGGACTTCTATCAAAGAAAGAAACTCGTGAGCTAATGATTGAATATATCAAGCTTCCAGTTGAGACTGTAGATAATGCAGTAATAGATTTGGAAGAGAAACAGATTGCATACCAGTCTGAGATGCTAGATGTACAAATGGCACAAATGGTAGCACCACAGGCTGCCGAAGTCCCTCAGGGTAATATGAGTGGAATAGAAGCAATGCAAAACCAACCAAATGCGAGAGCAACAGCAGTAGCAAATCCAAGACCTAATACACTTTCGCTAATGGAAGGAGAAAGGAACATAGTATGAGGCTAATTTTAGGAGACACATGCCCAGTCTGCGGAAAGAAACACTTACCAACACCTCCGCTAAAACCAAACCTTGATAAAGAGTTTTTTGGTGGTAGAGTTTCTTTTTTAAAAGATGTGACATGTGATTGCACAGCAGAGTATGAGCTATGCATCGAGAGAAGATTCTACTATGGTGAAGACAGACTTGATGTCATAGGCATGCAGGAGAAGAAAAAAGGCATACCGATGGAAGAGGTAAGAAAGCAAGAACAAGCAAGAGTAACAGCAGAGGCAGAAGCAAAAGCCATCGAAGCGGTACGCCAAGCATCAGAGGAGAATGGCGAAGTTCCAACCTTAAAGCAAAGACAAGAGATAAAAAGACAAGTAGTATTAGCAGCGGTACCTGGCTTAGAGGAAAAGATTAGGACACTAACTTTAATGACACAAAGGGAACTTCGTATCATGTGCAAAAGAAGAAAGATCAAGTATGCAGTAACAGAGACAAAGCAAAAGTTAGCAGAGAAGTTACTAGAATACGATCCAAGTTTGGTTGTAGAAAACCCAGAAGGGTAATACAACATAGAGGCTGTAAATAGTCAGCGAAACCAGGTCTAAACCCTGGTTTTTTTATGCCCAAAAGTAGGGAAATCTATGATTGGGCTTATCCTCATTTCAATTAGTTTTAATAATGACAAAGGCAGTCATAGCCCACACCAGGGAGGCTTTGTATCTCTGGTGCCAATTAGTCACAAAAGACTTAAAAATGTTTCGAGGACAAAACCTGGCTAAAAATGTTTCGAGGTGTCACGCCTGGCTAACAAGGTGAAGAAAGGAAATTATGGAAGAAGATTTCATTTTAGCTGGCAACAGCAGTGTGGAGGAAGAGGAACCGATAGCAGAAGAAACAAAAGAAGTAGTAGCAGAAGAGGAAGAAAAAACCGAAAAATCCGAAGAATCTGAAAATACAAAAGAAGAAGAACCTGCGAAAGATTCTCACATCCAAGCACTAGATGCAGAACGTGCAAGAAGAAAGCAAGCAGAACGTGAGCTTAAGGAACTTAAATCTAAACTAGATGCCGAGAAGCAAGCTAAAGAAGATGAAGAGAGAACTAAGTCAGAACGTGAAGCTTACAAGAAAAAGCTTCTTGCCAAAGACAACATTGATGAGGAGGTTGCCGATACCATCTTAGATGCGTTAGGCGAAGACCTAATCAAGACAAAGCTGGCTAATGAGAGAAGGCAAAAGGAAGAAGACTTTGACAAAGTAATAGCAGACCTAAAGACAGAAGATATGTTCATGGATGCTGATGTTTACAAACCACAAATAAAGGAACTTATGAGTAAGGGCCTTTCTGCTGAGGAAGCATATTTCGCTTCTGTAGGTAAAAGTAAATTTTCACAAATGAAGAAAGATCTTGAAGTAGAGATTGAGCAAAAAATATTAAACACAAAAGAGAAAGCCGAGAACATAGATGTCGGTGTAGCAGAGTCAAAAGGCGAAGTACACAAGGGAAGCTATACAAAGAGAGAGCAAGAGATTGCTCGTGAAACAGGCTTAACCGTTGAAGAAGTGCATAAGCGTTCAAAGATGGATAGCCTAGAAGACTTTTTAAATTTATAAAGGAGTGAAAGAAATGAAATATCAAAGATTAAAATCTACAGATGGAACAGGCTCAATAATAAGATACTACAAGCTAACAGATGATGTAGCTTATTGCAATGCATTCTATAAAATCGTAGATGGTGAAGCAACAAAGATTAGTGGTTCTGGAGAAGGT